TGGCATTGGCGGCCTGGTGGGGTGGGCTTAGTGATGTTATGTGCGGTTCGGGCAAGTATACTATTGCAACTACTCATGAAGAGGTTCCCATACGGGAAGTCCTAGATAGGTGTGGTACCGATTTTTCGGTGATCATTCGCGATTGTGATCCGTGGGTGACGGTCACACAGGTAGCTGGTTATGATGCTTGCGAACGCGGTTCGCGCTTGGCTGAAGACATGACCAATCCAGTGGTGCTGCGTATGGATGGCGTAGACAAGGAGCTAGTTGTTGATGGCTTGCAAGGTTGGGTTGGATGGATAAAGGCACCGCCAGCAAAGGTGTCTGGCAAAAGTCTGGTTGCAAGGGTCCTAGCTAGGTTCAGTAGTGGGAACAGGCAGGTTGAGGTACCGGCTCGTCGAATTCCCATGCATGATGGGAGGAATTTGGTCGATATGATGATGGCTAGTAAGGAGGACATGAAACCTTGGGTAGGACCTGGCCTTCATCTCGGCGTGAAAGGGTTTTTGAGGAAGAAACTTGAGGAGGATTTTGTTCCACTGAGGGAAGAAGCTCCATTGCGTGATTACGAAGTCAACGCAGATCATGCAAGTTTCGAACCAATGGATTGTCCTGTGCCTGATGTTGACCCTTTTTCAGCTATACAGTCTGATGTGCGCGACTTGTGCGGAGGCCAGCCCAGTCGTCTCGCGGCGGAAACAGGTTACAGGTTAGCCGAGGTTGATGTCATAAAGAACACCGAGGGTTGTTTGGCGATAAACAATGGCAAGCGTGGGCTGCCCAAACCGCGGTACGTACGTCTACCGAAGGTTGATATGGGTGTCGAAGGCGTGCGAGTCCCGAGTCAAGCTAGCCTGTTGGGTGCCAGCTTCAAGAGGAATATTGGTGTGCCGGATAATAGGGGTTCTGTCGACTTGTTCTCTTTTCCGGTTGAGACTGTGCAGACTGTCATTGACGTGTGCTACAAACCGGAGTGGCAAGAGATAGTTAGGAAGCATCTGGAGAAAGGCATGTGGGAACCCAACTTGCCGGACCTCGATGAGTTCTTGATTAATGTTGACGAAGCCAAGGCAAAAAGAATGCTGACCGAGATTTTCGTTCTAGGTGAAGTCGATTTGACGAAATGGATGTTTATGGCGAAAGGAAAGGTGAAAGCTTCGCGTGATGAGAATAGCGAAACAAAGGTTGATCATCCCCAAACCATATTGTTCAGTGAGAGTGGCATGATGAACGCGTATTATTCGTCTATGACTAAACGGTTCAAGAGGTGTGTAGATGAATGTTTGCTTGATGAAATAAGCCTGAACAGTCAGCGGTCTCCTGAAGATCACGAGGCATGGTATAATGCCCAGGAACCTCGGAGGCGTTCGTGTGGTGCTACCTATTCGTATGCCGCTGATGTGAAGTGCTTCGATAGGGCTCAGGATCAAGTACCTCTGCGTGTAGATGTGGAATTCTATAGGCGACACGGGCTGGATGAACGAACCATCAAAGTTTGGCAACAGACGCATGGGGTAAAGAAAGCATTGAGTATGGCCTTCGGCGTTGTGTTGTGGATCACATTGGGTGGTGTATCGGGCATTTTCAAAACGTTGTTGCGCAACGGAATTGTTAATTTGGCTGCTGTGATCAAATCTACGGGTATTCAACGTGGTGACATAGTTGTTGCTGACATCAAGGGTGATGATTTTGATCTGGAGGTGCGACGACCGTTGAGTGCAGAAGTCGTGATAGAAAAAATGGCAGTCAATTTCAATCTTTCGGCAAAGTTCTTTACTTCTTCAGTACGGTACATGAACAAGGAATTCAGGATTAAGGTTGGTGGGCGATGGGTCTTTGTTGCTGATATGTGGGCTCGATCACAGTCCGCGTTGACTCCTGTGCAGATTTCTAATCATTCTGATCTTCTGTCAGAGCGTTGGCAGTCGTTGGCGAGCGACTTGCGACATTATCAGAATGGGATATATCTTGATGAGGCATGCAAGGCTGCTCAGCAGTACTATCGGATGGATCGGCCTCCGTATGGTTTGGCTTATGCCTTGTCTAAGTTTGCTAGGGACAAGAATGCTTATTACAATTTCTTCAATCCGCCAATTCTGGTTTCTTAGTTAATTTCATTTGTTGTTTCTGGATTCTGATTGGGTTAGGT